GCCCGTACCTCCATATGTCTACCCTCTGTCTAGTTATGCAGAGAGTGAAGAGTATATGGATGACTATTCCGGTAAGCGCCGCATTGGTGCAATTAATCCCTGCACTCATTATCGTAAAACTCGGTCGACACTGCCGGCTAATATAGCGGCTGGTACGTCCGATCAATACGTTAATGGTGTTAACTCCTCGAATGGCTTGTGGGTACTGAAATTTCCAATCAGCTCTCAAGCTGCTTGGGATCAGACCATTCGCTATTCGATTGCAGATGCGGGTCCTTATGCGTTGTTCGGTGCGTGGGCAGATCCTATTGGAGGACTGCCGTACGTGGGTGGTTCACCAGAAGTGGGGCAGTATACCCCTCTGGGTTTGGCGGATATGCTGGATAATGCTTTGTTTCACATTATACCAGGTATCAAGCCGAAGGGCGGCATATCGCTCCTCAACTCGTTATACGAGCTGAAGGACTTTAAGTCGTTGCCTCGAACTATCCGTAGACTGCGAGCTGCATTACCTCTTGGCTTGCCAAGGGGGCGTGCTGGTTTATACACCAACTTCACTGATCTCATTTCTCTTGCGAGACGTGAGCCCAGGAAGACGCTGTGGTCTACTCCGTGCGGGGTCGGATGCCTATCTTCAAGCGAAGTTCAACATCCTTCCCCTATTGTCTGACATCTCCAATATTCACGGAGCTGTGTCAGATGTTAAGTATCAGCTTAATAAGCTGTTACGAGACGCTTCGAAGACGGTCCGTCGACATTATACAGTCGACATAGCGGACCTAAGCAACTCGACGTCAAACTATAGCGGTAATCGGGCTACACAGTTTGTATACCGACCCGTGAGTGCGACACGACAGGTTGTCTACCTCTCGAAGAAGTTGACTGTTACCATGGAATACAGCTATACGCTGCCTTCATGGGTGAACAAGGACAGCCTTGTTCCTGCACTTCTAGATCGTTTCGGCGTTAACCTTAACGCTGGAATAATCTGGAATGCAATTCCCTGGTCGTTCGTGGTTGACTGGGTCCTCGGCGTAAGTCGATGGCTAGGCAATCGCTCGATCAAGAACATTCAACCAATACTGCATATACATCAGGCATGTTGGTCTGTTCACGTCGTCCGCAGTATCAGTACTGCGTTGACGTGTTACAATACGACGATGCCGGGTGTGTATATCGTGGAGGACTACTATCGTAGAGTCCCCTACCTACCCACACCTGCCTCGCTTAAAGCGAGCGGGCTGAACTCTAGTGAGTTCATCCTTGGTGCGGCGCTAGTGTTTAGTCGCTAGTTTACCGTACCGTTATAAC